CCACCAATCCCGGCTACTGTTCGGCAGCCACCAACGCTGGCAAAGATGGCGTTGCATCGTCGCTGGGAATTAAAGGAAAAGCAAAAGGCTCACTTGGTTGCTGGCTTGTCCTTGCCGAGTGGAAAAAAGTAAATGATGAATGGCGTCGCACAGACGTTCAGTGCCGCCGCGTGGATGGAGAAACTATCAAAGCGAATACATTCTATCGCCTTGAAAACGGTGAATTTGTTGAGGTGACAGACGATGAATAAATTTGTAGCCCGTTTCAATCCATTTCCACCATCTGATGATAACCGCCCCATCTGCCCAATTTGCGGCGATGAATGTGAAACCCTGTACCGTCAGGGCAATGAGATTTTCGGCTGCGATAACTGCATTATAGAAGTCAATGCTTGGGAATGGCAGAACGAACAGGAGGAACCCAATGAATTTATTTGAACAGCTTTCCGCTGCTGCGGCAGCCGCAAAGGCACTTAAACAGCCCGATGCACGGTTTTTTGCATGCAACAACAACGGCATCGTTTCCGCCTACTACCCCAACGACCTGTACGCCATCGCATCCTTTACCGGCAGCCGCGTTTATGGCACGTCGAAGAAGCGTTACGTATCCCTTAATACCCCTTACGCAGGGCTGAAAATCGAGGTCCCCGTTGTCCGCCCTGTACCGCTGGAGCACACCTGCCCGGCAGAATGCTACCGCATCAACCTTACCACCCCCGACCCGGAAGGAGAAGCTATCTGATGTTTGGCGAGAAGGAATATGAGCGTTCGCTCAAATCACGACAAGAAATTCCAGTGACTCAGAGCTCCAAATATATTGCCAGCCGAGACAAAGCATTAAAGGCTCTCGAAGAACGAAAATATCTCAAGGAATCCGATTTTTGGATTCTTAAGAACGAAACTAACTACGGGAAGATGATGTACACGGGCTTGATAATAAGCCACAATGCTTGTCTGAAAATAAATGACAATCTTCCAGAAAAAGACAAGTTTAATCCGGATTGCGTTTCCGTTGACAAAACCGGATACGGAAACTCTCTTGTCTTTACTTATGTCAACAGGGAACAAGGCTTATACGAGGTCGGCGAGGCATCCGCTCAAAATTGCAAGAATGCGTACCCTTATGCAATGGCATACAAACGTTTGTTTGACCGTGTTGTTTTAAAAATCTGCAAACTTGCGTTTGACGGCATCTATTCCGACAGTGAAGCAGATGAATTTAAAGAGCGATATGAAGAAGAACCGCAGCCTGTCACAGCATCGCCAGAAGTTACCACACATGTCGTAAAGGACATGGCAACAACTGCGCTGGCAGGATATGCACAGCGAACTGGTAAGGACAAAAAGACAGTCCAAACAGAAGCAAAGACCTTTATTGGCAAGTTGTTTAAGGACTTCACCGATGATGATTGGCGCAGCGTTGCAAAGGAGTTTGAACACAGAAAATGAAGCAACAAATCTCCATCAAACAGGCCGTTGTTATCGGCAACACAATCACGCTGGAATGTTCCCCGGCTGATTGCGATAAAGTCCGCGCTGTCATCGACGAAAACAAGCCCCTTGCCGCCGTCATCGGCACGGCCACGCAAAAGCGCAGCCTGTCTGCCAACTCTTATGCTTGGACGCTCATGAATCAGCTTGCCGCCAAAATCAACCGCCCTGTACTGGACATCTACCGCGATTTTATACGCGACATCGGAGGCAGCTCTGCTATTATCACCATTTCAGCCCCCGCCGCTAAGGCGTTTAAGGTCGGCTGGGAAGCGAAAGGCGATGGCTGGCAGGTGCATAAGTTGGACGAAATGGCAACCCCGCAGGGCGCGTTCTACACCCTGCAATGCTGGTACGGTTCCAGCGTGTTTGATACATCCCAGATGCACCGCCTGATTGAGCTGATTGTGCAGGAATGCCAACAGCAGGGCATTCCCACCATGACCCCGGAAGAAATCGCAAAACTGAAAGGACTGACAGACGATGCGCCGACCGACACGCAATGAATACGGCGTTCAGCTTGACCGAAACGGTTATGCGCCATCTATTATGCCAATCGATGGGTTTAAATGTTACAAATGCCAGCAATGGAAACCGACCGAGCGCCATGAAATCTTTTTTGGAAGCGGGAGCAAATACAATGGCCGCCGCGATAAAAGCAAGCAATACGGGCTTTGGGTTCCTCTGTGTGCAGATTGCCATAGAAACGCGCCTGACGCTGTACATAACTGTGCCGCTACGCGGCTGTGGCTTGAACAAGATGGCCAACGCCATGCAATGGCCTACTATCACTGGACGGTGTCTGACTTTCGCCGCCGCTTTTACAAAAACTATCTCGATATTACGGAGGACTAATCTATGAAAGACCCATCTTGGGAAGAGGATGAGCTTACAAACCTAAAGAAGTATTATAGCTCGTGCACAAATGAAGAACTTGTCAAGATGTTCCCGAACCGCACTCTCCTTGGAATTTGCAAAAAAGCCAGAAAAATAGGCTTAAAACGTTCTGCACATTCCATTAGCGCCAATCGTTCTGCTTGTCAACGTAAAAGGGATTTTAACCACGCCCCGAGATATACAGCAAAAGGCTACAAGATTATTTATGCCCCGGATTTTCACCGTGCTGACAAAAATGGGATGGTACTCGAACACATTTATATCTTTGAAAAGGAAACCGGGGTTGAAATTCCAAAAGGCTATTGCATCCATCACATTAATGGCAAAAAGGACGATAACCGAATCGAGAATTTGTGTATGCTGTCTACGTCTGCGCACACAATTCTTCACAACTCTGGTAAAAAATTCTCTGACGAAAGAAAAAGTAAGATTTCAAAGGCTGCTAAAGAACGTTTGAAAACAAGGTTAAATCACCCGCGTTACAAAAGCGTTGATTTATCAGAGATTGACAATCTTATAAAATCTGGAGTTACCGTAACTGAGGCCTGCAAAATGGCCGGCATCGATAAAACCACATATTATCACAAAAAGAAGGTAGAAAGTTATGCTTAATGTTGTTGCTATCATCGGAAGACTCGCCGCATCGCCGGAACTCAAAGCCACGAGCAGCGGCAAGTCCGTCTGTTCCTTCCGCATCGCCAACGATTCCGGCTATAAGGATGCCAGCGGCCAGAGCCAGACCAACTGGCTGGACGTTACTGCCTGGGGCAAAACCGCAGAGTTTGTCTGCAAATACTTCCCCAAAGGTGCGCTGATCGCCATTGATGGCCGCTTACAGACCCGCCAGTATCAGGACAAGAACGGCCAGGACCGCACAGCGACCGAAATCGTGGCCCAGAACGTGAATTTCTGTGGAAGTAAGGAAAGTACCAGCCCCGCCCCACAGAACGCCGCACAGCGCCCCGCAGCCCCATCACAGCGCACGCATGGCGAACCCGATGCAGACTACGCCCCGATTGACGATGACGAGGACGACCTTCCCTTTTAATTTTTGAAAGAAAGACAGGTGATGCACCGTGACACAATGTGACAGAATCCTTCGCCACTTAGAGAGCGGCGGCAGCTTGACCGCTGCACAGGCCATGCAGGAGTACGGAATCTACCGCCTTGCTTCCCGCATCAATGATCTGAAAAAGCGCGGCGTACCCATCCAAAAGCGAACGGCAAGCAGCAAAAACCGCTACGGCGAAAAAGTCAGCTATGCCGAGTATTACATGGAGTGTTGAAAAATGGCAAATGAGGGCTTCATCAAGCTGTACAGAAAAATGCTCGAATGGGGCTGGTATGATGACGGCCCAACAAAGGACGTGTTTATTCACCTGCTGCTGATTGCCAGCTATGAGGATAAAGCGTATCGCGGCATTGCTTTGGAGCGCGGTCAGGTCGTTGCGACTGTCTCAGAAATCAGCAAGCAGACCGGTTTATCACGCCAACAAATCCGCACTGCAATTTCCAAGCTAATTTCAACCAGTGAAGTAACCACATCAAAAGAGGGCAAATATACCGTATTTACGGTAAAAAACTACTCTGATTACCAAGTGGCCAACCAGAACAGCAACCAACAAGCAACCAACGAGCAACCACTTAGCAACCACTTCTCTAATACTAAGAAGGTAAGAAGTAAAGAATATACCCCCTATAATCCCCCACAGGGGGACGAGGGTGTGTCCGTTCCAAAGCGGTTTGTCCCCCCTACGCCGGAAGAAGTCAATACCTATTGCCGGGAACGAAACAACGGCATTGATGGCAGCGAGTTTTGCGACTTCTACACAAGCAAGGGCTGGAAGGTAGGCAAGAACCCAATGAAAAACTGGAAAGCAGCAGTACGCACCTGGGAGCGTTCCCGTAAGCAAAGCGCACCGCAGCCCAAAACAGAATCGGGGTGGTATTGATGATAGCAACACAAGCAACACCAGAACAATGCATTGTCGGCATCATGGCACTGGATTCTAAAACCATCCTGTACTGCATCGACCACTTGAGTGAGGATGATTTTGCCGACGGCGCTTGCAAGGCTGCCTTTGCTGAAATCCGCGACCTGTACACATCGCGCGGCTACTACAGCGAAGACGATGTTATTCTCTTGCGCAGCAAGGATACCGTGATGTACTGCGCAGAGATCATGCCGCCTATATCCGGCTACCGTAAATTCGTCAAAGCCGTCAAGGATAACGCCATACGCCGCAAAGCGGCGCTTCTGGGGCTTTCTTTGGCAGAGGACGGGAAAAGTATCGACCAGCTGCGCGAAACGTTTACAGAGCTTGCCAGCGTCCTTACAGATGATTCGGTGGATAACCGCTGCATGAGCATATCGGAAACGGCAGGACGTTGGCTAATGGACCAAAACGACAAGACAGACCGCAGCTTCAAAACTATGTTGGGACCGTTGGATAGAAAATGCTCTATCTTGCCCGGCCAGATGGTTGTTGTGGGCGGCAGGCCGTCTGCCGGTAAAACGGCACTGGGCTTGCAGATGGCCTTGCAATTTGCCAAAGCCGGCAAAAATGTCTGCTTTTTCAGCTACGAAACCGATCAGGTAGGCTTGTTCGATAAGCTGATGGCCTGCTGGGCGCTTATCCCGATGGATGAGATCGTATTCAAGCGCCGGCCAGCGCAGGATGCGCAGTACGCCAAAGCATGTGCAGCTGTCAGTCAGCTTCCGCTATGGCTTATAAACGCAGGCGGACAAAGCGTGGCATGGATTTCGGCAACAGCCGCCGCCAAACATGCCGATGTGGTGATTGTGGATTATTTGCAGCTGATTCCTTGCAAGGGCGTTAGCCGATACGAGACCGTCACAAACATCTCAATGCAGCTGCATACGATGGCGCAGACTACCGGGCGGCTTGTGGTTGCACTTGCACAGCTGAATCGCGGCGGAGATGAAAAACCATCCATGCACGATTTGAAGGAATCCGGCCAGATTGAGCAGGATGCCGATGCTGTTATCCTGCTTGGCAAGAAAGACAACTGTGATGAAAGCGGGCAGGTCATCGGCACAAAATACTGCTTCATCCTCGCAAAAAACAAGCGCGGAGAATGCGCAGAACTGCCCATCACATTTGACGGAACCTATCAACGGTTCAAAGAGGTTGCAGACTATGAGTGAGAAAGGATTTTTATTTAATTTTGCCTGCGTTGAGCTTTCACATGCGAAGAAAATGCGGGATGAAGCCAAAGAAAAGCTGCACGATGCAGATATGCTGGTAGAAGCCGCGAAAAAGCACCTGAAAGAGGCGCTTTGTGCCGATGAAACGCATTGAAATCATCACTTACTCCCGCTCTACCGGTGACATCCGCCACTCTCACAAGACCTACACCACCGCTGGCGCTGCCGAAAAGGAACTGAAAAAGGCGGGCTTTACCCAAAATCTCCGCCTGCCGGACATCTGGTACAGCGAGAAGTACTACGCGAAAGTAAAGGAGATTGTACCGTGATACAAAAATACATAATCTCCCTGCCCCCTATCACCAAGAAGAACTCCCAGCAGATACTTACCAACCACCGCACCGGCAAGCCGTTCATTGCCCCCAGCAGGCAGTACAAGAAGTACGAACAGGCCGCGATGTGGTATCTCACCCCAAAGCCGAAAGCCCCGCTGGCGGGACGCTATCGCGTTGCTGCGGTGTTCTACATGCCAACCCGCCGCAAAGTAGACCTCACGAACTTGCTCGAAGCCTGCCATGACACGCTTGTAGCCGCCAAAATCCTTGCAGACGATAATAACGCCATCATTGCCAGCGTGGACGGCTCCCGCGTGATGTACGACAAAGAAAACCCACGCACCGAAATTTTTATTGAGGAGATGCCGAACGATGAACAGCCCGTGTAAAGACTGCCCAGACCTCCATGCGCACTGCCACAGCGCTTGCAATCGCTACGGCGAGTATGCGGCCATGTTTGAGAAAATCCGCGCACAGCGGCTTGCAGATGCCGCAGCGGACGCGGCAGATGCAGAGCGCGGAAATTAAGATCCGCCGCGATGTAAGAAAATACGGATTATACAAAACAGGAAAGAGTTGAAAGACGTGAAAGCAAGACTACACCCTACCCCGGCATTGCAGAAAGCCGTTGACGAATATGCCGAAGAAAAAATCAAGGACATTCAATCACGCGCCTATGAAGCGGTAATGAAAGAGCGCAACGACATTGCCACGAGGGCAACATATCTTTGCTTGCTGGCCTGTTATCAGGCAGGGTTATCCCGCCGGACGTTGGTTAAAATCCAGAATTACATGACAGGGCCGGTGGCCGACAAATACAATGAGTACCGCAACGACCAGCTTGCAGACCTTTTGGCACAGGTAACACTACAGGGCATCGGCATTGATGCCAAAAAGACGGAGGAGCCGTTATGAAAAGATTTAGCATTATCTGCACTGCTTATGATGAGCAGATGGAAATCAAGACCGAGGTGGAAGGCTTTTCAACGCTTGAAATGCTCGCCGCATTGGACATTAAGCGCGAGGACATTATGAATCAGTGCATTCATTTTGCGGAGTTTAAACGCACGCGGAAATTTCCAGACGGGACAGAAATGGAAGTCACAAAGGATGATGATTTAAAGCTATGACAGTATCTAAATTCTGCGAGAAATGCGGCAAGATGATGTGGGACGTGCAGCCATGCAAGCGGTTCTGTGATACTTGCATAAAAGAAAAAGCAAGGCAAAAGGCAAAGCAGAACTACGAGAAAAAGAAAGCGCAGCAGCAAGGCGTTATTTCTGCCATGCAGGCAAAAAAGCCGGATAAAACGGCAGTACTGAAACCCCGCATCAAATCCATTGAACAATGCGTAAGAGAAGCCGCCGCGCTGGACATCAGCTACGGCGAGTACGTCCAGCGCGGCTTAGATAAGGAGGATGCCAGATGAAACCGCAAGATTTTGTGAAAGAGTATAGCAGACTGTGTGACGCATACAGACTACCGCAGAAATCCGCGTGTAGAACAGATTGCCCGTTTATTAACATGAGATGCGCCTTTCCCGAAAATGTAAACATAAACCACCCAGAAAGATTTGAAAAAACGTACAACATCGTTGAAAAGTGGAGCGACACCCATCCCGTCAAGACCCGCCAGAGTGAGTTTTTGAAGATGTTCCCGAAGGCAGTAATAGATGAAGATGATGGAATTTTGTGTATTCGCCCTTGCGACATTGATGAAAGCATTGGATGCACAAATGGAAAAGGCTGCGACGACTGCTACCGCAAATACTGGCTCGCGGAGGTAACCGACAATGACTGATATTACAACCTTACGCCCCGGCGAACACTTTATGTTCAAGAATTTTGAGTGGGTCTGCCTTGACCCAAACCACCCTGACGGCGGCGTGCTGGCTATTATGGCAAAACCGTGGGCAGAAGATGTAAAATTCTGCCCAAGTGATAAATTTGCCGATGAAAAAGGCAACTGGAATAACTACCGCACAAGTAATGTGCGTGGAATTCTATCTGATATGGCGAACGCTGTTTTCGAGAGAAAAAGTCTGCTGTTACACACAGTTGACCTTGTTGCAGACAACGGAGACCGCTCCTATGGTGCTGTGGCAGACCCCGTTTTCATCATCACCTGCGATGAGTACCGCAAGTACCGTGACTACATCCCGCACTACGGCAATTGGATTTGGACTGCCACACCGTTGTATTGCGGCGACAAGGCTTTCGCCACGGGCATCGCGGACTACGTTTGCTGTGTGTACACGAAGGGTCGTCTGAACATCAACGCTGCGGACCTCGGTCTTGCTGTCGCCCCGGCTTGTATTCTCGATCCGAAATCGCTCAATCTGCGCCAGAACATGGCATATGTAGAAGAGGTAGCAGAATGAGCACCATTTTAAGACATAAATATGTCACGACCAGAAAACCGCACATTTGTTTTGGCTGTGGTAGAAACATTTTGTCACCTGCAAGAATGGCATCGATGGCCTACGCAGACGGCGGAACTGCTGAGTCTTATTATTTGTGCAAGACTTGCGACGCAATCACTTCACGCATGGATAGCTATGACGAATACGGCTTTGGAGAATTACGCGAAGAAGCGTTAAAAATGGAAAGGGAGTCATACCAATGCGGCTGATTGATGCAGATGAATTAAAGAAACGCACCGTGAAGGTGGGTTTTCCCGACGCGCCGGAATGCGGCGAGTTTGATGCGGTTGTAGTTTACGAAATTGATATCATGCCAACCATCGACCCCGAATCCCTGCGATCTACGGCGCATGAGGTATCAGAATGACACAACTACAAGAAGCAATCCGCGATAAAATCACGAAATACAGCGATGCCTGCGGCATGTGTACGGACATAACAAAAGAGTGCGATGCGTGTGACGTTGAAGGTATACTTGAAGACCTGAATGAGTTGCAGAAATTGGCAGACAACCCGGACGCGATACGGCCTACAGCGCATTGGATAAAACGAGGATATGTTTGCGGAGAAAACGAATACGAGTGTTCCGCTTGTCACGAGACAGAGTGGAGAACAAGCGCAAGCCGTATGAAGTATTGTATGTTCTGCGGTGCAAGGATGGTGAACACAGATGAAAAACATTGTACTTGATGGAGATAGGATTGCTGAAGCTATCCAAAAGGCAAAAGATAAAATGATAAATGGAGAATATGACAACAATGATTTGATTTTGCGCGGCGATGCGTTAAAAGCAATCAGACAGAGGTGCATTAGCGAGCATTTGCCTTTTAAATCAAATACACCAGTTGGCGCGCGGGTTCTTGATGCTCTTGCTGCTGTATATCAGGTTAAACCATATAAAGAGGAGTCTAAAACGATCGTTTGGCACGATGCACAGAATGACCCGCCCAAAGAAAACGGAGAATACCTGTGTTACTACGAATACTTCCGTTATGGCAACTACTACTGCATGTACCGTACAATTGATCGTGGACATTTTTTCAATGGCCAATGGAGCGGTGAGCCTACGCGTGGAACTAGCACAAAAGTCCTCAAATGGACAGAACTGCCGCTCCCCGAATCCCCGGAGGTGACCCCATGACAAAACAGCAACTAGTTGATGAATACGCCCGCGAGCATCTTTGCGCGACATGCGAGTGGAAGAATGGCAATATTTGCACGTTGCCGCGCTGCATGAAAGTGGAAGAAAGGAGATACAATGACCCGAGAAGAATTCAACCAAAAGAAAACGTGGCTATGGAGATACCAACGCAGCAGGAATTATGAACGGCAGCTGCGCCAGCAGATACAGAGCGAACGTGAACGGGCAACAGCGACCACGAAAGCATTATCCCCCGTTGTGGTGTCTGCTGGCGGTAAAAATAAAATCGAGGATGCCGTTTGCAGAATTATGGAGCGCCAAGAAGCTCTGTACAAGCAGATTATTGACACAGAGATGCAAAGAGAAGAAATTGAAACCGCAATAAACTCTGTTCAAGACCAAATGCAACGGGACGTTTTGCGGGAGCGGTATATTGTCGGCACACCGTATTGGTGGAAAATTGCGATAAATCTAAATATTTCCGAGCGATGGGCAAAGAAATTACACCGCGCTGCAATTGAAAATCTGTGCACTCCAGTTCACTTTTAATCTGTTATTATAGATATGCTGGATGATGTAGGAACGGGACAGCCTACGACATTGCTAAAACCTCTTTTCTTTATTGTTTCAATTCTCCTATTCTTATAGCTGGCAGCCCGGAAAGACGGGCATTTTATATGCCGCATAGCCAATCGCAAGATAAGGGCGCTACGCTTAGAAGCGACCGCGTAGAAATGGTGTGAGACCTATGTGCGGCTCCAAGGCCATGCAATGGGTCTGTCCTATCCGTAAGGGACGAAACTTTTCCCCGCATCTGCTGGCGGGTAAGTTCAGCAGAACCGTGCCGGGTCAAGGCTGGCGCTGCTGGCTTCTGCAACAAGAGTCGTTCCTGAGCGGCGCTATTTTATATGCTGCATAGCCAGCCGCAAACTTGGCCTGACAAGTCAATACGGCAAGGGCGCTGCGTTCCGCAAGCTACGGCGTGGCAAAGGTGCAAGACCTATGTGTAGTACCAAGGCCGATGATACGGGTAAAGGTAGCAGGGCCGGACGCGGCAATTGTGTTCCCCGTTAGGCACCCGCCACGAGCCTACTGACAGTGCGTAACATGTGGCGGGTTCTGAACAGGCTTATGCTGATATGGCTTGCTAAAGAAACTTGCAAGGCAGAAAGCATGAGCCTTATATGCCAACATAGCTTAACTGGTAAAGCCGGGCCTCATGACAGCATAGCTGCGGGTTTAGTTGTGGGTTCAAATCCTGCTGTTGGCGAAAGCTGGGTCGCTCCCACCGGTGAAAGCCCGGCGCAGGCAAAACGCGATAGATAACCTGAACGCTGTAAGCAAAGCGGCAAGCCGATCAGGAGCGCGGCGCGATGGCAGACCGCAACTGGACTTCGAGAGCCTGAAAAAGTATGCCCGGCATCTGCTTGTGCGGACTCTGTTACTGACGCAGTTACGCATCGCCGAAAACCATTTATCAAAGCAGAAACCGTAAACCAGCAGACGGGATATAAAACGGGTTGGATGCCGCGTTGTGATTTCCTACGCGGAATATAAATAGAGGAAATCAAAAAGCGTTGCGGATTTGCTACCCGCAACGGGTGAGACCGGCACAGCATATACCGGTAGGGCGGGAACGCGCTTCTCCTCCGGCGCAAAGGGGTTTTGGGGGATATAAGCCTACACAAATTGTGTGGGCTTTTTGTGTTGTAAAGCGAGGTGATAAAGTGGCATCAAGAAAAAATCCGGTGGGCGCACCACCTAAATACAGAAGCGTAAAGGCAATGCAAGAAAAGATTGATGCCTACTTTGAAGCCTGCAAAGGACAGCCGTTCGTAGACGATAACGGCGAACCGATGCGAAATAAAAACGGCTATATCATCTATGACGATAAAAAGCCGCCTACTGTGACAGGGTTGGCGCTTGCACTTGGTTTTGCATCAAGGCAGGCGCTTTTGAATTATCAAAACAAACCAGAGTTCAATGACACGATTACGCGTGCAAAGGCCCGTTGCGAACAGTACGCAGAAGAAAGATTGTACGACAAAGACGGCTCCGGCGGCGCACAGTTCAGTTTGCGGGCAAATTTTGGATGGGATGACAAACCGAAGCAAGAGAGCGCGGGAACGGTGAATATTATTTATGATGTGCCAAGAGAATAAACATATCAAGGATATTATTTCGCCAGCATTTTATAAGCCGTTCTGGGATATTGAAGATGGTAAAGTTCAAGAGTTTGTGGCAAAAGGCGGACGTGGCAGCACAAAGTCAAGCTTCATTGGCGTTGAAGTCATTTTGCAGCTGAGAGCACATCCGCAATGCCATGCAGCAGTGTTCCGCAAAATCGGCAACACACTGCGCACAAGCGTTTATGCGCAGATTGTCTGGGCAATCAATGAGCTTGGTTTGCACGATCGTTTTCGTTGCACGGTCTCCCCTATGGAATGCACCTATTTGCCAACTGGACAAAAGGTGCTTTTTTTCGGCGTTGATGACCCCGGAAAGGTAAAGTCAATCAAAGTGCCGTTTGGTTATATCGGCATCTGCTGGTTTGAAGAACTAGACCAGTTTGACGGTGAAGAGCAAATCCGAAACGTAGAGCAATCCTGCCTGCGCGGAGGTGACTGGTTCATTACGTTCAAGAGTTTTAACCCGCCAGCAATGGCGCGGAATTGGGCAAACGGGTACGCTCTGAAAGCCCGCGAAGGCAAGCTGGTGCATCACTCAACCTACAAAACAACGCCGACGGAATGGCTCGGAGAGCGGTTCCTGGCCGATGCTGAATACTTGGAGCGCACAAACGAAACAGCATACCGGCATGAGTATTTAGGCGAAGTTGTCGGAAGTGGCACGGCGGTATTTGAGAATCTGCGCATTGAGAAAATCACCGATGAACAGATTGCCAGCTTTGACCATATCAAGCGTGGCGTGGACTGGGGCTGGTACCCTGACCCGTGGGCATACAATGCGATGCACTATGACGCGGCACGCCGAACGCTGTACATCTTTGATGAGCTGACACGGCGCAGAACCAGCAACAGGGACACGGCACAGCTGCTTTTGGATAGAGGGCTGACGCGCGAGGACAAAGTCTGCGCGGATAGTGCCGAACCAAAATCCATTGCGGACTATAACAAGTACGGCGTGAAAACATTCCCTGCCCGCAAGGGGCCGAAATCTGTTCGTTACGGCACAAAATGGTTGCAAATGCTGGCGGAAATCGTGATCGACCCGGAACGTTGCCCGGACACTGCAAAAGAGTTCAGCGAGTACGAGTACGAGCGAGACGCGAAAACAGGGGAAGTTTTGGAGGGGTATCCAGACATCAACAATCATCACATTGATGCAGTGCGTTATGCGATGGAAAGCACAGCGAACAAGGCGGGAGACACCGCCGAAACCAGATACAAGAGCATTTTCGTGTAAAGGCGGTGAGAAGACGTGAAAACATACCAAGATTTTGTAGCGGTTGGCGAGGACGAAAAGGCCCGCATGAGTTTCATACTGGGCGCAATCAATGAGTATAAGGCCGACCATAGCACACGCCTTGCAGCGAACGCCAACAAGTATTACCACGGAGAAAACCCTACAATCAACAAATACGAGAAAATCATTTACGACATGCAGGGCAAGGCGCACCGTGACATGTACACGGCAAATCACAAGATAGCAAGCAAGTTCTTTGGCTTGGTCGTAGACCAAGAAGTTTCGTATTTGCTGGGCAACGGTGTTTCATTTCAAAAGCCGGAGACAGAAAAGGCGCTGGGTGCGACGTTTGACGAAGATATTATGGACGCTGCCCGCCATGCTTTGATTGACGGGACATCCTTCGTGCTTTGGAATCTCGACCATGTGCAGGTGTTCGCAGCAGAGGAATTTGTTCCACTGTACGACGAGGAAGATGGCTCCATTAAAGCCGGAATCCGTTTCTGGCAGGTGGCAGACAATAAGCCACTACGCGCCACGCTGTACGAGCTTGACGGCTACACAGAATATCTAAAGCCCAAAAGCGATGATATGGCGATTCTCAAGCCGAAACGCGCTTACAAGTTGAAGCTGCGCACCAGCGAGGCAGACGGCACAGAAATTTATGACGGTGAGAACTATCCCGGATTTCCTATTATCCCGCTGAAAAACGGCGAGCAGGCCCACAGCGAGCTACAGGGAAGACAGAATACCATTGACGCGCTCGACCTTGCTAGCTCCAACATGGTTAACAACGTTGACGAGGGCAACCTGATTTTCTGGGTGTTGACCAACTGCGGAGGCATGGACGAGCAGGACGATACAAAGTTCATCGAGCGTCTTAAAACGACTCATGTCGCTCACGCTGACGGTGACGAGGGCGCAAAGGCCACGCCACAGAGCATCGAAGCTCCGTTCCAAGGCACGCAGGCGACTATTGATATGCTCACAAAAAAGCTATACGAGGACTTCCAGGCGTTTGATTCTGCGGCTGTCAGCGCTGGCAACCAAACTGCAACGGCTATCAAGGCTAGTTATGTGCCACTCGACCTGAAAACGGACAAGTTTGAAAGCTGCGTGACGCGCTGCATCAAGGGCATTTTGGCGGTTGCCGGGCTTGATGACGAACCAACTTATACGCGCAACCAGATTATCAATAAGCAGGAAGAGGCGCAGACCGTGCTGCTGGGCGCGGAGTACTACGATGATGAATACATCACCAAAAAGCTGCTGACCATTCTCGGAGACGCAGACCAGTACGAGGATTTGATGAAGAGAAAGGCGGCAGAGGAGTTAGACCGTACAATTACTAACCAGCCGCCTAACGAGCCACAGAACCAGCCGAGAGAGGGAATGAACGGCAATGAAGAATGACAAGAGATTGAAAGGGGGAAAACCAAAATGGGAGGTCGGGGCTCCGGAAGTAGCCGCGGCGGCGGAAAAGCTGGCGGGTTAGATAAAAATTTAATCAATCGCGCAAATGCAGCATCTGTAATGGATATGGGAGATATTATCAATCGAACATACCACAGAAATATTGAAGAAATAGGCAATTTGTCGCTTTCATCTGAAGAAAAAGCAAAAGCTATGGCAGATATGCGCTCTTTGTCCAATGATGCGCTTTCCCAAGCGGCGAAAGCAGTGAATCCTTACGCAAGCGGTAGGTCTAGGCTAACATCTGCACAAAAAAGTGGCTCTGCAGCAGACAAGGCGGCAATCGCAAGAGGAAGGGTCGATAGTTATATGTCGGGTTTGCGCGAAACGTCAAACAGAAATAAAAAGGCAGCAGAAGCAAAAACCCTTACAAGCGCTTTAACATCTGCAACGTCCTCTGGAAGTTTGGAAGTAACAGTAAACGGAAAAACGTACTATCGCGCAAACCGTAGAAGTAAGACTTGGCGAGTACGGTAAAAGAGTATGCTGAATTTTGAAAACCTCGACAAAGCCAACTTTTTAGGCGTTGGCAAATACGATACGCCGATTATCCAGCCGGAACACATTGATGTGCGGCATTTGGAATGGATTCCATTCAACTTTGCAAAAACCTGCACGGGCTGCGAAACAAAAGGCGTTCACTTTTTCGTGGATGATTATCAATTCCAAAGGGTGTGGAATCAGCCTGACAGGTACATTCCGCTGCTTCGAAAATTTGGCGCTGTGTGTGCGCCTGATTTCTCAATGTATACGGATATGCCGCTTGCTATGCAGATATACAATCACTATCGCAAGCACTGGCTGGCGGCATACTGGCAGCAATGCGGGATTCACGTTGTGCCAACCCTGTGTTGGAGCAACGTGCAAAGCTACGAGTGGTGTTTTGACGGCGAGCCACAACATTCGATTGTGGCGATTTCTAGCGTGGGAACGCAGAAAAGCAAGCAGAATCAAGCGCTGTTTGAAAAAGGCGTTCGGGCGGCATTGGCAAGGCTTGAACCCAGTGAGATTTTGTGGTATGGCAAATGCCCTGAAGAATTTGACTGGAACGTTACTAGAATTCAGCCATATTATAAGCAAGTAAAAAGGAGATGTAATAATTGGCGGTAGAGGTTCTGGAAGCGGAAGAGGCAGCAGTAGTGCGAGTATAGAATCCTTAAAAGAAAAAGAAAAAAGACTGGATTCCCAAATTGACAAACTGAAAAAAAGTTGGCGGATTACGCATCAAAAAATCCTGCGTGGAATATGCCAAGCGGATATGGTGTCACGCAAAGAAAAAGACAGGCGCTTGAGGAAAAACGACGTGCAATTACCAATAAAATAGTGGAAGAGGTCAAAAAACAAAGTGCCGCCGAAAGGGCTGTTGAAACAAAGGGAAAAACGTTTGTGAATTCTTTTGGTGAAGCTACAAAAAGAGAAATCACCACTTCAACGTACAAAAGCAGCCAAGCGAAACTAAGCAAAGAAATTATGGGGTTTGTCGGTGGCGAGATCAATAGAAAAAAACAGACTAAAAGAAGAAAATGAGAAAACCTGATTATGCCCACAAACTGACGGATGAACAGCTCGCCGAGCTGGAACAGCGCATCGCAAAGCTGTACAAAAAAGCTGCTGACGAATTGACCGACACGGTGAAAGCCTATTTTGATCAGTTCAAGAAACGTGATGCAGCCATGAAAGAAAAGCTCGATGCAGGCGAAATTACAGACCAGCAGTACAAGCAATGGCGGCTTGCGCAGATTGGGCGAGGCAAGCGTTTTGAAGCCCTGCGCGATAAAATGGCAGAAAGATACACCAATGCCAATGCAACAGCTGTGGCATACGTCAATGACGCCACGCCGGGCATCTACACGCTGAACCGAAATTATGCAGCTTACAAAATCGAGCAGGTTTCCGACAAAGCAGATTTTACGCTGTGGGATGAGCAGACCGTGAAACGTCTGATTGTGGAACAGCCTGACTTGATGCCGTACTACCCGCCAAAGCGGGCATTGCAGCGCGGTATTGATTTGAAGTACGGCAAGCAGCAGATTACAGCCAGCGTGACAAGCTCCATCCTGCAAGGCAAGGGAATTGGCAAGATTGCAGATGACCTGCAAAGCCGTATGCGGGATATGAGCCGCGCAAGCGCTATCAGAACGGCTAGAACGGCGGTCACAGCAGCAGAGAACGCGGGACGGCTAGATACTTACCGTTCCGCGCAGGATATGGGCATAAAGCTGAAAAAACAATGGGTGGCAACGTTAGACAACCGCACGCGGCATGCGCACGCGGTGGCAGACGGGCAAACGGTAGATGTGGAAAAGCCGTTTATTATTGATGGTTATAAGCTCATGAAGCCTGGCGATGAATCTGCGCCGGGATACCTAGTGTATAATTGCCGCTGCACAACAATAGCGGATTTGCCAGATGTGCCAAAATCGCGGCATGAGTTGCGGAGAGCGATAGACCCAGAAACAGGGAGAAGCGTACTTGTCCCATATATGAATTACACGCAATGGGATAGCTGGAAAGAAGCAGAAAACAGATATGCGTGGGAAACATATATGAAAAAAGGGCGTAATTTTTCATCAGACAAAAGACAATTTGCGGAATACCGCAAAGTTTTAGGCGATAAAGTGCCAGATTCAGTTTACAAGTTCCAAGATTTAAAGTATAATGATATTGAAATTTGGCACGCGTTAAAGACCTTAAAAAAGCAAACAATATTTGTAGAAAAAGCGCAATGCGAAACGACGGAAAGAAAATTCAAAGAATATCTTTTGAAGCCCGGCGCAAAACATGCGAAAGAATTTTTCGACGTTGGTTACACCGCGGAAAGCTCAATGCAGCTACGTTACGACATTGCAAAGCAATACGATGAGAGCAAAGTTCAAAATGTAATAGAGCTGGAAGATGGTAGCAAAAAGTATTCGATTCCCATGAAGTTGGGGATAACGGAGAAAAAGCAATTCTTGACTTGCTGGATAAAAGAACCCGGCAACGGAAAACCGAGAATTACAACAGCCTATAGAAAGGATGCAGACAAGTGATACGCGAATTTGATAAAGTAAAAGTAACTGCATCTGGGAAAATTGGTGTGGTGGTAGATATACGGGGCACGAACGTTTTGCGTTACCTTATCGAACTTGACGAAAACAATCAAATTATTGATTGCAATGAAAACGAAATCGAAAAGTTAAAATGAAAATCACACTTGAAGACCACAGCGCCGAGGTGCTGGAAGCGCTTGACGCTGCTGTTGGAAGAGCACTCGAAAAATGCGGCCTTGTAGCAGAGGGATACGCTAAAAAGCTATGCCCTGTTGATACAGGAAACCTACGCAACAGCATTACACACACTGTGACAGACAACGGCGAACGCGCCGCCTACGTTGGCACAAACAGTAAATACGGCGTGTATGTTGAGTGCGGTACTGGCATTTACTATCCGGGCGGAAGACAAACGCCGTGGTTATATCAAGATGCTAAAGGCAATGTACATTTGACGCACGGCCAACGGGCAAAGCCTTTTATCAAGCCTGCCGTTGCCGAGCACGGCGAACAGTACAAAAGAATCATCGAAGCAGAGCTGAAAGGCAAATAAGCCTCTCGGCTCTTTTTATTAGCATCTACCGCGTTTGCGGCAGGTGCTATTTTTATACGCAAAAACAGCGAAGCACTGCTGTTTTGAATAAATAAAACTCAAATGGCGAAGAACCGCCACCGAAGAAAAGGAGAGAACCCCCATGGCAAAATTTACACGCGCTGAAATCCGTAAAATTATTGGCGAAAGCTGCACTGACGAAATTGAAAATCAGCTGGTGGCGCTCCATCTGGGCGTTGTTGACCCGCTGAAGGACGACGTCACGCGGTATAAAGCCGATGCAGAAAAGCTGCCGGGCGTTCAGAAGGAGTTGGACGACCTGAAAGCGCAGGGCGACGGCGGCTACAAGGCTAAGTATGAAGCAGAGCACAAGGCTTTTGGGGACTACAAGGCCAACGTAGACGCTGAAAAAACGACGGCTGCCAAAGAAAAGGCGCTGTCAGACGTCTTGCTGAAAATCGGCATTTCTGAAAAACGGATTTCCTCTGTCGCACGGCTGGCAAAGGGAGACGGGCTGCTGGACAAGCTGGAACTGGACGATAAGGGCGCTATCAAAGACGCTGCTGCGCTTGAAAAGAGCCTCAAGACCGATTATGGCGAGTACATCACCAAGAGCAGCACCAAAGGCGCAGAAACGTCTACTCCCCCTGCAAACAACGGAGGGAAAGCCCTGACGCGGGAGGACATTTACAAGACGGACGACAAGGGCCGCTATGTACTGTCCACCGCAGAGCGTCAGGCTGCGCTTGTAAACCTCATGCAAAACGAATCTGACGATTAACAGAAAGGAGCCAAAATATGGCTGCAAAAACTAACCTGACTACCGCCGCCCAGATTACTGTCAACGCCCGCGAGGTTGACTTTGTCACCCGCTTTGGCAAGAACTGGGACGCGCTGCGCACCATCATGGGCATTATGCGCCCTATCCGCAAGGCCCCCGGTACGAAGCTGGTATCCTATGAGGCCGCTGTTGACGGCACTCTGGCTGGCGGTACGTCCGTTGCCGAAGGCGATGAGATTCCGCTGACCAAGATGAAGGTCGAGCCCAAAACCTATGGCGACATTGAGATTGCCAAGTATGCTAAAAGCGTATCCGTTGAAGCAGTCGCCAAGTACGGCGCAGATGTTGCCGTTGAAAAGACCGACGAAGCGTTCCTTGTCGCCTTGCAGAACAAGGTTCTGGGCGACTTCTACGCCTTCCTGAACACTGGCTCTCTGGCTGTAGCTGCTACCACTTGGCAGCAGGGTCTTGCTTTGGCAAAGGGCAACGTGCTGGACAAGTTCGCCAGTATGGATCGTGATGTTACCGAGGTTGTCGGCTTTGCCAACATTCTGGACTTTTACGGCTATCTGGGCGACAAGGAAATCACCACGCAGACCGCCTTCGGCCTGACCTATGTTCAGAATTTCATGGGCTACTCTACCCTGTTCCTGCTGCCCGCAAAGTACATCGCCCGCAACAAAGTAATTGCTGTCCCTGTTGAGAACATCGACCTGTATTACATTGACCCCGCCGACAGCGATTTCGCCAAGCTGGGCTTGAACTATACCGTCGAGGGCGAAACCAACCTGATTGGTGTGCATGTTGACGGCGACTACAGCCGCGCAACTGGCGATATGTACGCTCTTATGGGCATGAAGCTGTGGGCAGAGTACCTGGACGGTATCGCCGTTGCTACCATTACGCCCGCAGAAACCAAGAGCGCCGTCAAGGCGGAACAGTAAAAAAAGAGGGAGTGCAATGCTTGAAGAATTGATGAGGGAGTGCCGGAACTGGTTTGTAATCCCGAACGGCGTACACCTGGGCACGTTTGCCATCAAAGACGGCAGCATTGCGCTGCCTTTTTTGGCTGTGGGGCAATATTTCCGCATTATCGGGAGCGTGTTCAACGATGGTGTGTACCAGTACGGTGCTGACAGCTTGACCGACGAAACGTTCAACGGTGTCGTGTGGGCGCTGTCTGTGCCCGCTGCCTTTGTTTCTCTGGCTGATGACGTGGAAGCATGGCGCAACAAGTATGAGAACGCTGCAAACAGCCCGTTTCAAAGCGAAAGTTTTGCAGGGTATAGTTACACCAAATCGAGCGCAAGCGGCAATTCTGGCGGCTCTGTGACGGGTTGGCAGAGTGTGTTTGCGGCACGGCTGAATAAATGGAGGAAGATATGAGCTTGCTTGATGATTTTTCGCACAGCTGCATCATTATGGACAAACGGACAAAGCCTGACGGAGAGGGTGGCTATGCTACCGAGTGGAGCGAGGGCGCAGAGTTTGCGAATTACGTTGCATTGGACAGCAGTCTTGAAGCACGGCAGGCCGAAGCGCAGGGTGTGACTAGCGTGTATACCGGCATTGTGCGGAAAGATGTGCCCATCGAGTACGGAAGCGTGTATAAGGACGTGACGACCGGTGCGTATTTCCGGGTGACGAGCCGCCCAGAAGAAAAGCAAGCCCCGGCAAGCGCTTCCCCAATGCTGAACGGCCTAAAAAGTTTTACGGCTGAACGATTATGGGGTGGATTGCCGACATGACAAAGGGCGCTGCATTACAGCAGTTTTTCGGGCAATTTATGACCGCTTACGCCACAAACGCCGTGCCGGATGATGTGACGCTTCCCTACCTGACCTATGATGCCGTGTTTGACGCATGGGGCGGCGGGGCGGTATCGCTGACGGTCAACATGTGGTTCCATACCACGAGCGAAGCGGTGCCCAATGCAAAGGCGCTTGAGCTTTCGGAGGCGCTGGGCATTGGCGGCGTGACGCTGCCGGTAGATGACGGCTTGATTTGGTTAAAACGCGGCTCCCCTTTCTGCCAGGCGCTGGCAGATGACACAGACAAAAACCTAAAACGGCGGTACATCAACGTGACCGCCGAATTTTTATGCCTAAATTGAGGTGAAAGCATGAAATTTACTCGTATTCCTGAATCTGCGTTTAAGGAACTTGTCTTGAACGCGGGCTATCTTGCAACTACGTTTGACCCGGCTGCCGGTACTGCGCCGGAAGAAAGTGCGCTGCTGGGCGCCACGACCGGCGGCATTAACTTTACGGCTGTGCCGAGCTTTACCGACTTCGGCGAGGACATCGACAACTGCCCAAAGAACATGAAAGAGCTGAAGCAGATTGAATCTTGGGAAGTCAAGTGCAGCGGCACTTATGTTTCGGCATCGGCAGAGAATGCCAAGAGCATGCTTGGCGCTGCGGATATTACGACCACTTCCAAGGTTTCCAAAATCGCGCCGCGCAACGACCTGAAAGACAGCGACTTTACCGATTTGTGGCTGCTGTGCGATTATTCCGACAAGCACGGCACTACGAATGGCGGTTTCTGTGCTATCCACATGCTGAATACGCTGTCCACCGGCGGTTTCAGCTTGCAGACCGGCGACAAGGAAAAAGGCCAGATGAGCTTTGAATACACGGCGCACTACTCCATTACCGCGCAGGACACTGTGCCGTGCGAGGTGTATATCAAAGCAGGAGAGGATGAAGCCTAATGCGGATTTTTTCTGAACTTAGCACCGATGAAGCGCTGGAAGTCGTTTTGCAAATCGCGCAGCCCATCACAAACCTGATTGATGATGAAGCACTTGTGAAAGAGATGCAGAAAGCAATGCCGAAGGGCGAAACGACCCGCATTGCAATGCAGCGTTTCGGCCTTGCGAAAATCGTTAAGCTGCTGAACATTGCGTTGAAGCAGCACCGCGAGGATGTATACGCAATCCTTGCACCGTTCAACGGCCTGACGGTGGAAGAAATCGGCAAACAGAATTTCCTTATCACCTGCAAGCAAGCTGCCGACCTGCTGAACGATAAGGGTTTTGTCGATTTTTTCAAATCGTATCTCGCTGGCGGACAGAACAAGTAATCCCTGTACTGCTGAAAATGCCGAAACTGAGCGCAAAGGCGCTTGTGTCGGCGCTGCCTTACGCTTTAAAAGCTGATTTTGAAGAGCAGCTGTACAAGGTGTACATGACAGACAGTGCGTGGAGCCTTGTGGTAGCTGTTACAGGCGTAAAGGACAGGCCAGCGAGATATATTGACATTATCCACCCGCCCAAAGTGGATACGCGGACACCAGAACAGGTGCAGGCGGATTTCAAAGACTTTGCGGCGCGGCATGGGTTGAAAGAAGCAGAGAAAAAAGCCGCCCAAACAGAGGGCGGCTAAACTTAGAAACAATTTTTGATAATGGCTTTATAGGTTGGCTCGTCAACTTCCAACAGGAAGCGCTTGCCGCTGTAACGCCATTGCGGGTCATCTATAAGCTGTATAACAACCTGATAAACGCCTTTTTGCTTGGCAGTCATTGCACCGGCAACCATGCCAGCACCACCAAACAAAGCACCGCCGACCATGCCGCGCATAACGCCGGAAGCCATAGATGTTTTGTGAGTTTCATCTACCACAGAGTAACCGGCAACAGTACGGCTGTTTAGTTCAAGTGCTGATAGCCCACCAACGTCCATAGAGACTTTGCCAAATGAAACAGACACTTTTTTGCCCATAAAATCACCGGCGATTACCGCATTCTTTGCTTTTGCCATAAAAAACACCTCCTATTGCTTAGAATACAGCAAATAAAGCAAAAATTCAAGAAGGGAGTGATAGATTGGACGTTTTTAACTTATATGCAAAATTAAGTCTGAACACAGACGAATATGAAAAAGGCGTCGAGAAGGCAAAAGGCGGCGCGTCGTCTTTGATGGACGTGTTTAGCGGTACGCTGCTTGGAAATGTTGTCTCAGACGGCTTGCGGACCGTAGCCAACGGCATTACGGAAATCGGGAAAACCGCTGCAAACATGGCCGTGTCAATTGGCAAGGCATCGTTAGATAGCTATGCGGACTACGAGCAGCTTGTAGGCGGCGTGGAAACGCTGTACAAAGATAGCGCGGGAATCATAGAGAACTACGCAAAAGACGCATACAAGAATGTGGGTCTTTCAGCAAATGATTACATGGAAACATCAACATCGTTTGCTGCTTCTCTGGTTTCAAGTTTGGGCGGTGACACAGAAAAAGCCGCCGAAATGGCAAATACTGCGATTTCGGATATGTCCGATAATGCGAACAAGATGGGTACGAATATTTCGTCCATCCAAGACGCATACAACGGCTTTGCGAAGCAGAACTACACAATGCTTGACAACCTAAAACTGGGCTACGGCGGTACGCAGGCTGAGATGAAGCGGCTTATCAAAGAAGCTGCTGCCATGAAAGACACGCAGAAAGAGCTTGGCGTAACGGTCGATTCAACCAGTATGTCCTATGCGAACATTGTACAAGCGATTCATGTCGTGCAGGCCAACATGGGCATCATGGGAACGACCAGCAAGGAAGCTGCAACTACAATTCAAGGCAGTACAGCGTCGATGAAGAGCGCTTGGGAAAATCTTTTGACTGGAATTGCAGACCCGGAGCAAGACTTTCAAGCCTTGGTGGACAACCTTGTTGACAGCGTTATTACTGCCGGAAACAACATTATACCGCGCATCAAAGAAATTGTGCCTACTTTGATTGATGGTTTGAGCGAACTGGTCACACAGCTTGCGCCTTATGTGAGCGGCGTGATTATGGAGCTTGAACCGACTATTGAAGAGGGCTTGCAGGCTCTTTTCGGCGGATTAAGCAGTGTAGCAAGTGAATTGCAGCCCATTGTTGCCGATGTGTTTTCTTTTTTTGGCGATGCAATTATTTCCGGGCTGACAAGCGCGATTGAAAACTCTGACTTTTCGCTCTTGCTTGACATTTTTGATAATGTTAAAACAGCAGCTGAAGAAGTCGTGCCTGTAATTGAAGAAATCGCACCAGCACTTGTGACGGTTGGTGCAGCTGTAAAAGGCTGGCAAATCGGGACGAAAATCCAAAAGATGGTGACGGCTTTTGACGAAGCTAAGGTTGCTGTTTCTTTGTTCAGCATGGGACTTTCTGACGCGGAAATTGCACAGGGTGCGCTCAATGGCACATTAAAGGCATCCGAAGTTTTTGCCGGATTGCTTACAGGGAAGATTTCTCTTATGACGTTGGCACAGGCGGCAGCGGCAAAGGCGCAAGCTGCTTTTAATGCGGTTTTGGCAGCAAACCCAATTACACTGGTTGTGGTTGCAATTGGCGCACTGGTTGGCATTTTGGCTGTGCTGTATGCGAAGAACGAAGATTTCAGAAATTCTGTAAATGGCGTTATTGAAAACATCTGGGCAAAAATCGAAGAACTTGTAGCATGGGTGCAGCCTTATGTTGAAGCGGCTATGCAGGTTATTGGGCAAGTCGTTACGCAGGCCATTACAGATTTGACACCAGTTATACAGAGCATCGGTGAAGCGTTCAGCGCTGCATGGAGCCTTGTACAGACTGTATGGGCATGGGCAAGCGCATTCTTTCAGGCTATCTTCCAGGCAATTGTTGTTATCTTTGCGCCGTTTGCACCGATTATCAGCGGATTCTTCCAGGGCGCGTGGATCATTATTCAAAGCATCTGGAATGTTGCGGTAAGCTTTTTCCAGACTGTGTTTAATTTGATTACCGGCGTGTTCTCTACGATTGACGCTGTGTTGTCTGGTGACTTTCAGAGCGCATGGGAGTCGATTCAAGGCATCTTTGAAGGTGCGTTTGACTTTTTCTCTACGGTCGGTCAAAACGTTGTAGAGGGCATCAAGGGTGGCATTGCGGCTGTTTGGGGTGGTCTTGTCAGCTTCGTGCAGGGCTTGTGGGATGGCATCAAGAGCATTTTTGTCATCAATGCAAGTGATGTAAAAAACAACACGGGCGTTAATGGCAGCCATGCAGGCGGCATGGATTATGTCCCCTATAACAACTACGTTGCAAATCTGCATCGCGGTGAGATGGTGCTGACAGCCGATGAAGCGGACAACTACAGACGCGGTAAGGGCAGCAGCAACGGTTTTAACCTGACGCAAAATATTTACGCGGCAAAGCAGACGCCGGTTGAACTGGCAGCAAGTACAGCAGCGTATTTTCAGCGGGCGAGGTGGGCGATATGAGTTTTTTAAGCAAGACTTTTAAATACGTCAACTCGCTGGGGCAGTCTATCGTGTTTGACTATGAGCACGGTTATCTTATCAGTAAGCCGGATGGCATTGATACAATTTCGGTCACTGCCAACACGGCGCAGGGCATCGGTCAAGTAGGCGCTACGGTGCAGTCTAAGGCCATCCAGACGCGGCCTATTACCATCAATGGCAGAGTTATAGGCAATGACGCGCAAGCGCTGAAAGACGCGCTTATGACAGTTGTACGGCCTGACTTGACCGGGGTGTTATATGCCGGAGACTGGCACATAGACGTTATTGTAACGGCATCGCCTACCATTGGCGCATCAAAACACGGTGCGCAGTTTCAGCTTGGCTTGCTTGCCCCCTACCCGTATTGGGAAAGCGGCGAACGAAAGGCAATGCAGCTGCGCGGCGTGCAAAAAGGTTTTAAATTCCCATGGAATATCAGCAAAACGTATTATTTCGGCAAAGTCATTGTGCTGAAATACATTGTTTTGCAGAATTTCGGGCAGTTTGATGTTCCGTTTATTCTGGAAATCAATTGCGTTGGCGAGACGGCAACAAACGTAGGCATTGAAAACATGCTGACAGGTGAAGTGCTGCGGCTGGAAAAAACGCTTGTGGATGATGAGCGTGTCGTTATCAAGACATCGCACGGGAAAACAACGGTCACAAGCTCTAAGGACGGTGACTGCCGGGGTGCACTTACGCTTGAAAGTACACTGTACAGAATCCATACGGGCGATAATGCGTGGAAACCTACTGCGGACAGTGGGCTTGAAAACGTTGAGATGAGTGTTTCGTTTGCGGAAGAAAGTGCGGGTGTAACGGTAATATGAGATTAGAGCTGTTCTCCCATGACCTTAGCAACCGACACGAAATCACACACGCGATCAGCAGCGAATTCAGCGACTACTATAACGATGTTGGGAAATTTACGGTAGTTTTGCCGATGGATGAGTACAACATCGGGATAGTGGAGCTGGATGCTGTTTTGTACATTGTAGAGCGAAAACTTGCGTATACTGTGGAAGAAATACAGTTTGATTGCGACAACAGCGAAATCACGTTGAACGGTTACAGCTTGAACAACAAACTGAACCGGCGTGTTATTGCGGCAACTGCCAGCATTGCCAACGTGGAAACGGATGTGTACAGCGTTATTACTGCCAACCTGCGCGGGCTGCCTGTACTGCTGGCAGAGAAAAAAGGCTTGACAGAAACCGTGAAAGCAACAGAGGTGTACGGGGATGAACTGTTAAACTGCATACAGCCGATTTTGACAGATGCCGAGATTGGGAACCGGATGGTTTTGGACTACAGAGCCAAAACGGAAACGTTTGAATTGTATAAGGGCGTTGACCGTACAGAGGGATTAAACGCGGTCCTGTTTGTGCAGGAACGCGGAACTGCGCCCGGGCTGGTAGTTGACAAGGATATTTCTGAATACAAAAATGTGTGCTACTGTGAAGCGCAGTACAAAGACGGTACAAAGTTTGTGGTGCAGGCTGGCACGGCCAGCGATGCGGAACGGCGCGAACTATGGACGAGGTTCAGCGGAGACGCACAGCAGGATGGAGAGACAAACGCCGCGTTTCAGACGCGCGTTAAGCAGTATGCAGCGTTGCAGCTAGGCAGCCATTTGAACCGAAACGGATTTGACATTGACGCGGACGGCGATGAACTAGGCACGGCATATAATGTCGGAGATTTGGTTTGGTGCGTTTCTTTGCGGCTGGGTGTAAAGTACAAGGCAAGAATAACGGCGGCAAAGTATTCACAGGATGCAAACGGGTCGAGCGTTAAGCTGGTTATTGGCGACCCGATTTTAACAGTGTTGAGGTGAGACAGTGGCAGAAATTAAAAATTTCCCGAATAATGTTGACGAATACATCGGGGCACAAAATGTCATGAAGTGGCTGCACGGGCGTACAAGCGGCGTTTTTGGCGCGGATGGCAATTTAAGTGTTACTGCAAACGGCAATATGACGGTAAGAGTATCGGATGGTGTTGGTTGGCTTGCGAACGACAAAGCAGACGGTACGGTTTTTTGGAATGATACCAAAGAACAGACCGGCAGCGAGTTACAGCTGACAATCCCGCTGGCGAATGCTGTATCGCCGCGCATTGACCGTGTTGTTGTGAGTTGGGACACAGTAGACTATGCAGCAAAACCGCGCATTGAAGTGCTGAAAGGTACGGCGGCTTCTACACCTGTTGCACCGGCGCTGACAAACAATAGTCTGTTGCGGCAGATTTCGCTTGCACAGATTGCAATTCCTGCGGCAGCAAGCAAAATCACGTCGGCCAATATTACCGATGAACGACTTGACAGCACAGTATGCGGGCTTGTAACTGACTGGGTAAGCGTTGATACCAAGGTAATGCAAGAACAATTTGCTGCTTTTCTTACCCAAATTAAAACTGAGCTAGATCATCTGCATGCTGGAACGGCTACGATGATGCGAGCGACCTATGACCCGCAGGGACGGCAGACCGATATTTTTAAGGCGATCGACAAGGTCTCCAACATCTACTACGCCAGGCTTACGCTGAACGGGTGGACGGCTTGCAGCAGCGCCGACCAGGCCAAAGGCCTGCTGTACCAGCAGACGGCTACGCTGACCTGCGCGAACAGCCATGCGCCGGTGGTGACGGCTGCCAGCGAGTTTTTGTCCGGCATCGGCTACGACAAGACCGGGGTGCCCGCTACCGATGATGTGCTGAATGAAGTGCAGGACATCATCAACGACGGCGTGACGGTCACGGCGTACAATTCGGTGCTGGTTAAGGTAAAAGAAAAGCCCACTGCCGAGATCCGGGCGCGGTGGGTCATTCAAAGCTGATGGAGGTTTAGCATGAAACATTGTAAGAAATCTGCGGCATGTGCTGCGCGTGGTGGCTGCTGATGGGAGTAGCACCGAGGATTCCGGGAGAGAACGCAAAAGGGAAAACGCTTGCACAAATCTATGAATACGGGATGGGGTCGGCAAGCATTAAGGCACTTTACTGTAACGAGAAATTGGCAAGCGCTTCAGATGGCACTTTTGAAATCCATATTAAAAAAGCGGGTACATATCGGCTTATTGGCTGGGTGCAGGCACGGGATTCCGCCTATAAGGCTTATTTGAAATGCAATGATGTTACAATTTTCGGCCCTTTTATTGACAGCGGTTTTGACCTTGAAAAAAAATTAAGTGCAGGAGATGTCATCAGTATCCCCAGTCAGTACATGGATTATTATTCTACAGCATCTGCAACATTGATTATACTTACAACTTAATGGAAGCGAGTGATTTTATGGGAATGTCGCCGAGAACACCTGGCGGTAAAAAATTGAAGTTGCTACTGTAGAAATTTACGTCTACAAATAACGAGGTACAAAATGAAAATCTACGATGAAATCACCAACGAGGAACTGACCTCTCCCGACCTGTCAGCCGGTTATCTCTACACCGCCAGGCGGGTTTCCGAGCATGTGCCGGAGAGCCGGGAAGTGATGCAGGGCACTGTCACCGAGGACGACCCCAAAGGCCTTGAGCACATCATCTCCGGCTACGATGTGTACGAGGACTGCCAGTTCTACCACGCTTACACGGCAGAGGAACTGGCCGAGCGGGAAAAACCCACGCTGCAGGAACAGGTGGACGCCAACGCGGCGGCCATTTTGGAGCTGGCCCAGATGCTGGCCGGAGGTGAATGATATGGTACAGTTTTATATCTGCTGCATCAAGCGCGGGCTGATTACGCTGGACAAAGTGCCGGAGAAATGGCGTGAGGCCGTAAGGGCAGAGATGGAGGGAGCATGACGCATGAAGTAGTGCTGCAGGGGTACAACGTAAAGCCTGGCTCCCTGCAGCTTGGAACCTTTGACAGCTATGGCATTGAAAAAATCCACGTGACGGCAGATGATGAATGGGCGGGGCTGGAAATTCTGGCCGTATTCCACGCGCCGGGCGGGACTTCTACAAAGGTTGTTGTTGGGGCAGATGGTATGCTTGCCGTGCCGCCGGAAGCTACGGCGAAGCAGGCAGGCGGCGGCAGAATTGTTTTTGCCGGGCTTTCGGAAAACGTGCAGCGCATTACTGTGGACATGCGATACAGTACCAAGCCGCACTCTGACATCGAGGGAGACAACCCCGGCACGCCGACGCCGGATGTTGTGCAGCAGATTCTTGCCAACTCGAACAATGCCGTCAGTATCGCTACGGCGGCGCAGAACGCCGCTGAGAACGCCCGCCAAGCCGCTGAGGATGCGGCCAAAAAGGCGGGCGAGGGAGCGGGCGGCGCTGCTGCCAGTGCAGCGGCCGCCAAGAAGAGCGCCGAGGATGCGGCAGCATCCAGCGATAGCGCGGCGGGCAAGGCAGAGGAGTCCGCATCCTTCGCCAGTGCGGCTGCTGAGAATGCCAAAGCAGCTCAGACCGCACAGGGCAGCGCCGAAAATGCTGCTCAGACAGCCGCTGATGCAGCGGGTGTCGCTAGACAAGCTGCTGGCGAGGCCGGCAGTTCCGCTAAGGCTGCCAGCACCAGTGCTGGCGAGGCCGCACAGAGTGCAAAGGCGGCTGAAACTGCCAAGCAGAGAGCACAGGACGCAGCAAAAAAGGCGCTTGAAGCAAAAACGGGCTCGGAAAACGCCCTGCAAGATGCTGACGCAGCAAAAGATGCCGCAAGTGGCTATGCCGATGCTGCGGCAAAATCGGCCACAGCAGCAGCGACCAGTGAGAAAAATGCAGCAAAATCCGCGAACAGCGCTGCTGATAGCGCGGCGGCGGCTAAAAAGTGGGCGGCAGATGCCGACAGCACTGCCAACAGCATCAAGGATTCTATGGCACAAATTTCCGAGAACAAGGAGGCGGTTAGTAAGCTAAAGGAAGATACTGCTGCGCTGAAGAAGCGCCAGAATGTTCTTGTTGGCAGTGAGACAGGCAACCCGATAAGCTGCAATGACGCATATTCTGCCCCACTGTGTGGCCTGACCGTGTACGGCAAGAGTACACAGGATGGCACGCCGACTCCCGATGCGCCTGTTCCGATTGTGAGTGCGGGAGATGGTGGCAGTGTGGTTGTCAAGGTGAGTGATGGAAACGGCAAGGAGCAAACTCTCACCCTGCCCACGCCCAACGGCTTACCCGGCATCCCTGTCACCTCCGGCGGCAACTACACTGACCAAAACGGCCAGCAATGGGTGTGCGACGAGGTGGACTTGGAGAGAGGGGTGAGGGTGCAGATGGTAACAACAATGGTTTTTTCTGACAGCTCAGGTTTTGCCGCAAGCTCGACCACTAACGGCATACGTTTTCTACGTGCAGTTAAAAATTTAAAAATAACTGATACAGCTACTGCTGATGCAAATGCGTTTTGCTCCGCTTTAGCACTTGGAGCCAATGGTGGTACATGGCTTACACCTGATGTTTTTACGATCACCAAAACGGCCTTATACGTTAGATTTAAAAACATCACATCTCTGGGCGAGTTACAGCAATATCTGCAACAAACGCCTATGTCACTAACCGCAATTCTCGCCACCCCCATAGAAACTCCGCTATTCCCTGCCGAAATTGCCGCCTACAAAGCCCTCACAGCTTACGCGCCCGACACCGTGGTGCAAGCGAGCGACGGCGCTGGCATCAAGCTGGACTACCAGCGGGACGTGAATCTTGTCGTAAAAAATCTTGAGGACGCCATTGCGTCCATGACTACCACTTAAAGGAGATATACATTATGGCTATCAAAAGTAAAGCACGGCACGACCTGACCTTGCGCTCCATCAAGCGGGAAATCGCCGCCGGACGCGATGTGGCATACTGGTTGGACAAGGCGTACACTCATCTGGACAATGGCCTGCTGACGGAGGACGACATCACAGAAGTGGAGACTCTGGCACAGGCGTACTACGACGCTCTGGACGCTGAAACAATCCAGAACGACAATGTAACAGAAGCAGGTGAACCACATGAAAGTTTATGATGACAAGCTCATGGCGGAGCTTGAGGGAGTATGAGCGGCTGGTAATGGACAATGATGAGGTGATACCTTGACAGGAATTTTTAAAGGACGATTTCGGGTGCGGTACAACTACGCCCGATTTGGTTACACGCGGGGCGGCGGCAAGACGTGGCATGGCGGCATTGATCTGGAAGCGCTGGACGATGATACCATTTACATGCCAACCTACAAGGGCAAGAGCATTTCCGGCACGGTGACCCGGGCGCGGATTGTGACCGACAAAAACAATGCGACGTGGGAGTGGGGATATTACGTCTGTGTCCAGCTGGACGCAAACCAGACGCCGGATGCGGTCAACTACCTGTATTTCTGCCACTGCGCCAAGCTGTTGGTCAAGGCTGGGCAGAAAGTCAAGAGCGGCGATGCACTGGCCGTTATGGGCAACACCGGCAATGCCGCGTTGGCAGACCCGCCCTACAAGCACTGCCATTTCGAGGTGCGTGCCACTGCAACCGGCAAGGGACTTGACCCGACGGCGTATGCGGGCTGCCCGAATGAGGTAGGTACCTACGGCGACCAGCCTGCGCAGACAAGCGGTGAGGAAGTTCTGATTGATGTATCCCACCACCAGGGCACTATCGATTGGGCGAGTGTTCCCTACCGCGCCATTGTTCGCATCGGGTATCGCGGCTACGGCAGCGGAAAGCTGATGAAGGACGAGCAGTACGATGCCAACCTTGCAGGGGCGAAAGCAAACGGAAAGCTGTTTGGATTTTACTTCTTCTCGCAGGCCATCACGGTGGATGAGGCCCGGGAGGAGGCAGACTTCTGCGCAAGCCTTGCACCGACAGGCTACCCCTTGTTTTTCGACAGCGAATGGGGACACACAACCAAGACCGGCGTCCACGATGGCCGCGCCGACAACCTGACGAAAGACCAGCGCACGGCAATTGCAATGGCGTTCTGTGAGAGAGCCAAGACGCACGGATTCACGGCTGGCATTTACACCTTCACGGCGTTCGCAAGCGCAAACATCGACTACACCTATCTGTGTGAAGATTACATCGGATGGTTGGCCGACACGCGCACAAACTACGACAAGACGCTGCCGCGCTACATCCACCAGTACAGTCAGACCGAAAAGGGCGGCGTGCCGGGCATCACAGAGGTGGTTGATTTGAATCATCTGGTCAAGGCCCTGCCCGCAGCGGACAAGCCCGCAAACAAGCTGCAGGTCATCACGGTAGGCCCGGTGAGTCAGGGAGACGCAAATGCGATCTATCTGCTGTGCAAGGAACGTGGCCTGACGGACGCAGGGCTGTACAAATCTGAATGGGCGGAGGTGTGATGCCGATGCAGCACGTATTTTCGTTTACGATTGCGGAGGCCTGGGCGTTTTTGATTTATGCTGCGGGTGCTGCTGCTGGACTGTATGCCGGTGGCGTAGCTATCAGCAAAGTAATTACCGCAGTAAAAAAGCCAAAAACCGACCAGGACAAACGCATTACCAAGTTAGAAGCGCGGGTGAACGCTATGGAGGGCTTTTTGGAAAACGACAAATTGCGGCTTGACCGCATGGACGGGGGGCAGCACGTGACCATGCAGGCGCTGCTTGCCCTGCTTGACCACAACCTTGACGGGAACAACATTGACCAGATGCAGAAAGCAAAGGAAGCCTTGCAGAAGCATCTGATTGGCTGAAAGAAGGTGCATATCTATGGGCGATTTTTTGAAAAATCTGGCAGCGCTTATCAAGGTAAAAACCATTGTGACGCTGGTGGTAGTTGCGGTTTTTGCGGTGCTGGCATTGCAGAGCAAATTGCAGCCCGACACGGTCATGACCATTGTGACAATGGTCGTGGCCTTTTATTTTGGCACGCAGACCGAAAGCAAGAACAAGAAGGATGAGTAATCATGCCAAAGTTTGATTTTGTCGGCGGTTTGCTGACCGATGAAGAAACGGATGTTTTGCAGCTTCGGCGGCGCGGCTGGCGCAATGCGGATATTGCAGCAGAACTGAATTGCAGTGAGCGCACGGTAAAACGGCGCGTACACAGCATCAAAAACAAAATAGGCTGATTTAATGGGCGCGGCTGCTTTTGTGGCCGCGCCTTTTTTATTTTGTCCCAAAGACGGCACAATGTTGGCACTTTACTGGCCTACGTTGTGCCGTATTTTTTTGTACAATTAAGAAAAAAGGAGCGGTGCAGATGGCATATAGGCAAATCAACCTAAACCCAGAGCAAAAGCGCGTTGGCGATTGCACCGTCAGAGCCATTGCATCTGCAACGCATCTATCGTGGGAGGCTGTATATGCGGCGCTGGTGTTGGCAGGATTTGAACTGCATGATATGCCGTCTGCAAACTATGTCTGGGGCAGCTATCTGCGGCGATGCGGGTGGAAGCGTTCGACAATTCCGAACAGTTGCCCGGACTGTTACACAGTGGCGCAATTTGCAAAAGACCACCCGGACGGCACGTACATTTTGGCAATGGCTACGCATGTTGTGTGCGTGCAGAATGGGGATTGGCTGGATACATGGGACAGCGGAGATGAAGTGCCGCTGTACTACTGGCAGAAAGGATGATTGACTATGGCGTTTGGCGTACCGTATCAGCCCGGATTTGCGCCGGGATATTACCCGATGGGGCAGCCGTCCGCAATGCCAGACCAGCTGGCGCAGCTGCGGCAGAACTACCAGCAACCGCAGCAGTCCGCGCCTATCATCTGGGTGCAGGGTGAAGAGGGCGCGAAAGCCTACATGGTGGCGGCTGGAAACAGTGTGCTGCTGATGGACAGCGAAAACAGTGTGTTCTACATCAAGTCTACTGATGCAAGCGGGATGCCGCAACCACTACGAATATTTGACTACACAGAGCGCGGCAAACAGGCCGTAGAAAAGGTTGAAAGCAAAAACGATAAGTTTGTCACGCGGGAAGAGTTTGACGCTCTACGCGCCCGCTTTGACGCGCTGACGGCAGATAAGCCGGGAAAGGGTGATAACAATGCCAAATCCACTGTTTAATGCTCTGGGCGGCGGTAAGCTGCCCGGCCCGATGGGGCAGTTTCAGCAGATGATGCAGCAGTTTCAGCAATTTCGGCAGAATTTTCAGGGCGACCCGAAACAAGAGGTGCAGAAACTGCTGCAGTCCGGGAAGATGAGCCAGCAGCAGCTTAACCAGTTGCAGACGATGGCGCAGCAGTTTCAGGGGCTGTTATAATCCTTTTTTCTTGTGTGTTTTCCTGTTTAGCACTGGAGAATTATCTATTCTTTCTGCTTTTTCGTAACGCCACATAAATCCGTGACACGTTTTCGTTCTCCCTTTTGCGTTGTTCAATATTTGTGATGGATTGCAACTGAGTTCCCTCGCAGCATCGGAAATACAAGCCCAAGCACGGACAAATTTTCCATCAAGTGAATACTGGAATATTTGAACAGACGCATAGTGACTTTCCCCAAATCTTCCCTTATTTGGAGACTTTTTACCAAGAGAAACAAAACTATGTCGAATGTTTTCTGACGCAGTAACCCATTCTAAATTTTCAACGCAGTTGTTTGATTTATTCCCATCAATATGATTTACTTGACACTTCTTCTGCGGGTTTGGTATAAATGCGCTAGCGACAAGAATGTGAATGGATTTGTTTTTCTTTTCTCCGTTTTTACATATGACAACGGTTTTATAACCGCTTTTATGGCTCTTTTCGGAAAGAAGTTTTTCTACTTTCGTATGATTGTAATTTATGCTCTTTATTTTTCCTAAATTGCTTACTTCATATAAGCCTTCGTAATTCGGAACAGGTAACCATTTTTCCATAAACTATACTCACTTGCGTGGTGGATTATTCTGTTTCTATTATACCACAAAATACAAAATCTGCGCAGATTTGTATAATATTTTTTTGAGGAGAACAATTATGAGTATTTCTTCGGATGGAACTGTAATGACTATGCCGGTTCAGCCCGCAAACGCCAATTCTAATGGCGGCGGCTTCGGCTGGGGCGATAACGGCGCGCTGTGGCTGATTGTGCTGTTTCTGTTCATTTTTGCTGGCGGCTGGGGCAATGGTAACGGCTGGGTCGGCGCAGGCAATAACGGCGCTGGGGTGGTTGACGGTTACGTTCTTACGTCTGATTTCGCCAACGTTGAGCGAAAAATCGACAGTGTGAACGATGGCCTGTGCAATGGTTTCTACCAGCAGGCGCAGCTTGTTAACGGCGTGCAGAACGCTATGCAGCAGGGCTTTATGTCGGCTGAAATCAGCCGTGCAAACCAGCAGGCCGCATTTATGCAGCAACTCTTTGCCATGCAGATGCAGCAGGCCACCTGCTGCTGCGAGACCCGCGAGGCGATTCAGGGCGTGAATTACAATTCGGCAACGCAGGCTTGTGAGACACGCCAGACGATCAGCAACGGCACGCGCGACATCATCGACAACCAGAACGCCAATGCGAGAGCGATTTTGGACGCTATGACCGCCCAGCGCATTGAGGCCAAAGACGCCAAGATTGCCGAGCAGAACCAGCAGCTTTTCGCCGCTCAGCTTGCCGCAAGTCAGGCGGCGCAGAACAGCTATCTGCTGAACCAGCTGCGCCCATTGCCGGTGCCCGCCTACCAGTCTTGCAACCCCTGGGCAGCTGGCACTTATAACGGCTGCAACGGCTGCGGCTGCTAAAACCGAATACGGCAACTTGTCGGAACAGCCGACATGTTCGGCCCCGTGCCGATGATGCAAAATGTGGCGGGGCAATCGTCCCGCCACTATTTTTTTGAAAGGAATGATTTTATGGCTGAATTTACAAACGCCAATACCGTGAGCGTGGCAGCAGGCCAGAATGTGCCACTGACGGAAACGGCAGTAGCGGGTAAGGGCTGTGTCGTACACAGAGAGGGCGCCGGTATTGTTACGCTGCGAGGCATTACAAACCAGTGCAAAGCCCGTTTCAAAGTAGGATTTGGTGCAAACATTGCTATCCCTACCGGCGGCACAGTTGGAGCTATTACTGCGGCGCTTGCCATCAACGGTGAACCGCTGAGCAGTGCGAGTGCAACCGTGACACCGGCAGCAGTAGAAAACTATTTTAATATTTACGTCACGGCTTTTGTTGAAGTTCCGCGCGGTTGCTGCCTTACCGTTGCCGCCGAAAACACAAGCACACAAACCGTTTTGTTTGCGAACGCAAACTTTATGGTTGAGAGAGTGAGCTGAAAGGAGCGCTATTATGAGTATGAAAGTTATGTACGATTTAAAGGACATGCTGTGCGCAGAGCTTGACGAAATCGGCAAAAAAGGCGAAATGTCTGCTGGCGACTTGGAAACTGTTCACAAGCTGACTGACACCATCAAAAACATCGACAAAATTGTCATGCTGGAAGATGACGGTTACAGCCGAGATGAAGATTACAGCCGGGATGGTGATTGGAGCGCCAACATGCGCGGCAATTATGGACGCGGTAGCAGCTATGCTCGGCGCGGTTCTCATTATGTGCGTGGCCATTATAGCCGAGACGATGCGCGAGACAGCATGATGCGAAAGCTGGAAGACATGCTCCGAAACGTTGATGGATACGACCGCGAGACTATCCAGCATTGCATCGATGAGCTGAAAAACACTTGACGGAGGTGGCGGCTATGGTGGACGTGCGAGAGATTGACGGCGCTATAGCCGAAATCGAAAACAGCGAACTTACCATGACCAGAGTTAAAAATTTGGCGGCGCTGTATGTTGTAAAAAATCAGCAGCTTGCAGATGTATCCACTGCCCCACAAAAAGCAGAACTGCAAGAGCCTGTTCGTTACTACGAAGCGGCAGAACCGTCTACGAGGGCTGCTGTTGGCGGCAGTGACTTTTTGCAGGCTGTGTCAAACGTAGACACCACAGCGGCGCTGAACGTGCTGGATGAGCTTATGTCGGCCTTGTATGTAACAAACCCTAAAGTTTATAATGGCGTAATGCGGAAATTGGAGCGTTTACAGGATGAGTGAATTTTTGGAGATTGTAAACAAGGCCGATACCGGGCGAGTGTGTCGTGTGCTGGATGAGTTTATGGATGCGCTGAAAGAAGCACGGCCGGAAGTGTATAATGATTTGGTACACAGCTTGCAGAGAAAATAAGCAAGTGTGTACTAAAGTGTGTACTGCATAAAGAAAACGCCGTGGATTTCGACGAATCTACGGCGTTTTTCAGAGAGCGGCTGATGGGAGTCGAACCCACGGAGATACAGAATCATATCGATTCAACAAGCAAAAAATGGCGATGATACGGGACGTTATCGTTCTGCATTTTTGTGGCAAACCATATATTTCCCAAAAAAGTGTGTACTTTTAGTGTGTACTTTTTAGCACATCCTTAAATGTTTCGTCAATCGCAGAGGCTATTTTTTCGGCCTGGCCGTTGACTGCGTGGCCGTACACACCAAATGTATCCATATTTTTGCTGTGCCCAACAATCTGTTTGAGCTGCCCTTCCGGGAGTGCGCTTGCAATCGATACAAACGTGTGTCGAAGCTCGTAAAGAGAAACATAATTTATTCCGTTGTAGTCGCAATACTTTCTCCACCATTTATAAAGCAAGTGCTCATCTGATATGCCAAAAACACTTTTACCATTTTTTGTAAGTTCGCGTTGCGCATCTATTACGCTTTTAGCCATGTCGGACAATTCAATTGCTCTAACCGCATTGTCATTTTTACCTGTTGTTTTTTCTCCATAAATGTTGATCGCACGCCGCAGAAAAATTCTGTTTTCTTTCACATCTTCCCACTGCATGCCAATCAACTCACCCGGTCGAATCCCGGTCAGAACAGCAAGGCGGTATGCGTTGATATAAGGGTCTTTGGCTTCCTTGCCCATGTACTTGGTTTTGTCGCTTGACAATAAAATTGCCAAATCGTCTGGCTGCAATATTTTCTTTTGCGGCTTTGGAGTTCCAGCGGGAATGTTCAAGTTATCTGGTACAAACGTTGTATAGCCTGAATTGCGTGCAAACCGAAAAAACGATGTGATGTCTCCATAGATATTTTGAAGCGTTTTACGGCTTTTTCCAGCGGCTTTGGCGTTGTCTAAAACTGTTTGCACTTGCTGCTGCGTCAACGATTCCAACCGCCTGTGCCCAATTTCCGGCTGAATCCATATGCGCCAGCGGCTTTCCTTTGGTCTAAAATTGCTTATGCCTGATATTTTTGATTCTCTTGCAAGGTATTCTTTATATGCGCTCTCAACCGTCTTTCCGCGCGTTTGCAAACCGTTTTCTAGCCAGTCATCTGCTTTTTTGTTGGCTTCCCGCTGGCCTGTGCGCCCCGGCTTGGCGCTGGTAAAGGTTTTGCGCACGCCGTCTTTCTGCACGTTTATCTGCCAGCGCTGGGCAGATTCAATCCATCTCGCTGTATTTGTTCTTTTCATATTGCGGCTCCTTTTTTTGTGTGTTATAATAATGCCGTCAACTTTTTATGTTGACGGCTCTTTGCCCTTGTCGGTGGTGCGAACACCGGCAGGGGCTTTTTTGTTTAGTAGCGGATAAACCAGACCGATTGCTAAATCTATCATATCCGGCATGGTTGTCGATATTGGTCATTTACAGCCTTTGACAAAAAACATATTGTGGATGCAGTACAATTTTGGTTAAAGGGGGCAGACAAATGGAAAGGCTGGTAAACAAGCCGCCGTCCCATCATGGGCGAAAGCGACAAAAAAAGTTGTTGTCAAGTGCTGAAAATCCGATATATAGGACAGCAAAGACTTGACAAATGAGTATTTTTGTGAAAGTATTGAAATACAACTACGAGTTGTGTAAAATACAATCAACAGTTTACGAATCGCTTACACAGTCATAAATAACAGCTCCGTTAAGAACACTAAGTAATGTGTTGTCCAAATTTGCATCATTAAGAATATTGGTCATAATAACGGCATCGTCTAACCCATTTTGTTTTGCCTGTTCTACAAGCTGTTTGTTTAATTCAACAAAGGAGGCAACAACGTTGGATTCCCATTCTTGCTTTGCGTTTTCATCACCAGAGGACGCAAGCGCTGCCCCCATTGCAAGGTTGTCACCCCACACAGAAAGGGTTATGCCGCTATCATCATATTCAACTTTGTATTTATCCTTTGCATAAGACTGAGAAGCAGCATACTCAACAATTGCGGCAAAAAACTTCATGTCGCTGTTATCGGTGCTATCGCTGGTTTCCTGTAATGGTTCTTCGGTAGGCTCTGGCGTTGCGGTGATTTCCGGCGTAGGCTCCGGGGTAGCGGTTGCTTCTGGCGTTGCTGTGGGCGCAGGCTCTTCAGTTTTTTGGCTTGTTGTATTGGGTGCGGCCATTACAGCGGCTACAAAGAAAACTACAGGGATAATAATGTTTAATGGCTTTTTTAAGTGCTGCTGAATTGCTTCGACAGGCGCAACGGTGATTGCCGCGCCAAGAAGTAAAACAACGGAAATTGGGCTGCCGCATACAGGAACAAACAAAATGCACAAAACAGCAATTACCCATCGTACGATTTGCTTTTTAGACATAATAAAACCACCTTTACATTTTTTGGGAGGAATCAGCAATGACGGACACAGAAAAACTTATTGAAATTGTTTCAACATTTACGGCTGACCAGATGACCGATTTTGTAACTGCTGCGCAAGATTTAATAAAGCGCTTGCAAGCTGAGGGCTCTCTTGGCAAAGAAAAATGAGCTTTTGTACATCTTGCGGCAAATCAGATATTAGCCCATCGCCTTGTGCGGTGGGCTTTTTTCCTTCTTCGGTATCCCCGCGCAAGTCGTCAACGGTGACTCCTAGCAAACTGGCAACATCGGCTAGCATATGCTCTGGCAAATCGCGCCCGTTTGCTAGCATTTCAGACAAATATCCACGACTTTTCCCAAGCTCTGTACTAATATGCGTGAAGGCAATTCCTTTTTTCTTTGCTATTTTCTTGGCTTTTTCAACGTATCGCACACAAATCACACCGTTTCTTTGTGCATATTGCTAATTCGCTAGAAAATGCTAGAAAACTATTTACACCTAGCATAAATGCTAGTATAATAGATAGCACAGAGGGCAACAAAGAACCAAGCCCCCTAAAATTCAGCGGACTAGCTAAAAATATGCTGTTATAAATCTCGCAAGTTCATAGTAGCATATTTTCTAGCAATAGTCAACTAGAAAGGAGCTTTTGCTAGGTGAATATCTCGAAAATTGATGCGCTGTGCCGAAAAAACAATATTTCCCGCACAATCCTTGAGGAACGCGCCGGAATCTCAAACGGCGCACTTGGCAAGTGGGAGAAATCGCCTTACGGCCCCAGCATCACGACGCTAAAGAAAGTGGCTGATTATTTCGGCGTGCCGGTTGATTATTTGCTAACCGATAACTAGAAAGATGGAAGCGGCTGTAAGTGAACTGATTGCGGAAAGAAAGGAGTAACCGTATGAACAACCGAGCTTTTAGAGCGCTTCTCAAAAGTAAAGGTTACAACCGGGAAAAACTGGCAGAAGAACTGAAATTGAGTGGAAATTCTGTTGGGAGAAAATACACCGGCAAAATTCCATGGACGTGGCCGGAGGTTTGCAAGGTCTGTTCCGTGCTGGACATCTCGCTTGACGACTTTGCCGCCTACTTCCCCGCCGCCGCCGTCCGCCGGTCAACCCCCGTCAAGCCCAAATCCGACCGCGAACAGCTGGCAGACGCGCTGCAGCTTGCCGCTGACCTCCTCAAAAAAGCGTAGGAATTGCTTTGAAAGGCGGGGCAAAGGAAAAGCCATGCTTGCCCATGCAATGGCATAGCTATGAAAGGCACTGGCGATGCGCAGCTTGGAAAGGAATGGATTTGCATTGGAAAAGCACCGTTTAGCATCGTTTTGCAATAGCAAAGAGATGTATGGAGCAGCAAAGGCACAGCTACGCAGAGCACAGCAGTGGCAAAGCAGGGCGTAGAAGGGCACCGCAAAGGCGTAGCATTTCATTGCGACGCGACGGCAAAGCAAAGACTTGAAGAGCAACCGTAATTTATCAATTAGAAAGGACGACCACAAATGAAAATCCGTATCACTTTAACCGAAGAGGTTTTAGGTTCCAGCCCCAGCAATGAGGAGCTGCTGGCCGCTTACATCGCCAGCAAGGCCCCCACCGATGACCTGACCGCGCAGGAAGTCGACAACATCAAAGCGCAGGCGGCAGAGGAAAGAACGACCATTTTTCCCAAGACTGCCGACGGAACGCCGTTCATCTACGATTATCAGATCAAGGGCATGTTTAAGGACAGCTGCAAGGCCCTTGCCACTGCCGGTAAGGCAGGCTATCCGGGCGGCAAGCACTGTGCCGCGTTGAAAGCTTACAAGAAAGCCATTGACGGCCTGATTTTCGTTTCCCCGCGTGAGATTCCATACAACCTTCACGGCCTAAAGATGGGTTTCTGTGAGCGCCCCCTGCGCGCACAGACACCGATGGGTGAGCGCGTCAGCATCGCCAAATCGGAAACCGTCCCGGCAGGCTCTACCATTGAATTTGAAGTCACCTGTCTCGACCCGAAACTTGAGGACGTTGTCCGGGAGTGCTTCGACTACGGCACGCTGCGCGGTCTGGGCCAGTGGCGCAACTCCGGCAAGGGCCGCTTTGAATGGGAGGAAGTAAAAGAATGATGGCGACAGCAACAAAAAAACGCCGCCCCTGTGCTGGCACACAGAGACGGCAGAACGAACAGAGCATCGCAAAAAGCTCTAACTGTATTCTATCACTTACCCGCGCTGCCGTCAAGCTGGCAATCACCGCAGATTTGGTGCTGCTGCTGGCCGCGCTCGGCAGCCTGAACATCCCCGTAACCATCCTCGCACTGCTGGCCCTGAATCCGCTGTGCGGCAAACTTTTGGAGGCAACCAGATGAAAGCATATAAAGGATTTGACGAAAACCTGAAATGCAAAGATTTCCAGTACGAAATCGGCAAGACCTACGAGGAGCCAGAAGCAAAACTTTGCGAGAAAGGCTTCCATGCCTGCGAGTTCCCGCTTGATATTTTTGGTTATTATCCCCCATCATGCAGCCGCTTTGCAGAAGTCGAGCTGGATGACGTTTTCGATGAGAAATCAGGCGATTCTAAGCGCTTCGGCAAAAAAATTCGCGTCAAAGCGGAAATTGGCATTGCCGGGATTGTAAAAGCGTCCGTAGACTACATTAAAGAACACGCCACGAGCGTACATGATGAAACCGGCTACTGCTCGGCAGCCACCAACACCGGCTACTGCTCGG